CGCGGCCATACAATCGTAGACAGGTTGAACATGGTTTTGCGTAGATACGATCAGACATTGCCTGGATACATCACATTCTTCGGTGAGAAGCGTTTGGCTGCATCCAATGTCGATCCTTTCTCTATCATTGCCTATCGTTCAACTGCTACTGCAGCAAACTAAAAGAGTGGGGGCATTTGCCCCCACCTTTTTTTCATTTTATTTTTTTGGATTTATTTATGAGCACAAACATCATTCTTGAGGCCATTCAAAAATCACTGAACAAGCAAAAGCGTGTGACAGTTAATTTGAAAGAGGCATCAGCACTCACTGGCTCAGGCTCTGGTGTCGGTGGTCGAGTTATTTATGACGATGCATTTGCTGCATTGCGTTTGTATAACCCTTTGAGAGCAGCTGGTGCAAGGGAAATCAAATCGATCGGATCAGATGAGGCTTTTGTGGTCAAGACTGGTAATGTTACCAATCCCACAAACCCATGGGGCTACACATTCACACCCAATGTGGGCACACCAAACGAGGCAATTTCTTTTTGGCAATTGCCAATGAGAGCCATTGCAGCTCAAGTCCCAGTGCGTACTGCGGTTTTGAGTGATGTAAATGCATTAAATGAAACAATCATTGAAGACGTTATGCTTGAGTTTTCTCAGCAAGAGTCACTTTCAATGATGCTGAACAATGACCAGTCTGGAACAACCACAACCACTTATGGTGGCACATTGGGATTGCGTGGCTTGAATAGTTACACCAGCGGATCAACTGCAGCATTTGGCACAAATGGTTCAGCGATCACAAACGGAATTCACACAGTATTGACAGTGACTGCAACCACTGGCGGTGCCATTGCTTACAACGACATTGCTGCATTGAATGCTGCATTGCCCCCCCAATACTACAATGACCCCACTTGCGCATGGATGATGCATCCTAGCACAATTGATTATCTGAGGACTTTGAGAGACTCATCAGGTATGCCATTATTCTTGGAAATCGGTGACAAAGATGGATATTCAATTGGCAATATCTTTGGCCATCCAGTGATTCCCAATACATACATGGATCAAATTGGTTCAGGCAAACTGCCAGTTTATTTGGCAGCTTGGGGCAGATTTATGACCATTGTGGACAATGAAGAAATGTCATTCCAGTGGTTTGAGCAAACTGCACCAGGCTTTTTGACACTCTTTGCTGAAAAGCGTGTTTGCAGCACAATTCGAGATGTATTTGGTGGCGTGAGACTTTCAACTTAAAGGCTCAAAATGGCTCTGGACAGTTACACCAATGGCCCATTTTTGGGCACAAATAGAAATCCATTTTCTTATGAAAAAGTTGAGCAGCTCACTCGAGATGTTTCAACTTCATGGTTAACATTGACTCAAATCACCAATCAATTAAATTTGTTTGGTGATGAGTCACAAGACGATTATTTGTCTAGTTTAGAGCTGGCCACCAGAATGATGGTGGAAGACTTTTTGGGCATGAGCATATTTCCCATCCAGTATCGTGTTTATTATGGCGCATACAATGGCGAAAGCGGCACTCAGGCGTGTTTGGATTTGCCAGAGGTCACTCAGGGTTCAACTGGCGTGACAATCAATTCTGTGGGCTATTGGGACTCCAGCACACCACCAGTTTTCACTGTGATGGATGCCAGCACTTATTTTTATGATTCAACTGGAAATAAGATTATTTGCAATGGCATTCCAAGTGAAGTCAATCAAGCAATTACAAATCCGATTGTTGCAGTTTACACAACTGCAGCTAGCACATATGCTGCCTATCCAGTGATCCAGCAAGCTGGATTGATGATTCTCACGCATTTGTATAACAACAGATCAAACACCACATCAACGAATCTGAAAGAGATTCCCATGGGCGCAGCTGCATTGCTCAGACCCTATAAACCATTGGTGCTATAAATGGCAATTGCACGTTTTGAGCAGATCAATGTCAACAATGTCACCAATAGTGTGGACACGATTGGCCAACAAACCACAACCATCACATTGTGGTTTCAGACTCGAGCATTGGTTCAAGACGTAAGGGACGCAGCGCAAATTGGCAAGGATGATCGGACGTACACAAAAAACGTCAAATTTGTATTGAATTTCACACCCAATACATTGCAAATGTCTGAGCATCAAAATCTGTATTCGATCACTTGGCGTGGCCAAGATTATCGGATCAATGATGTGATGGAATCCAATGACCGCATGAATGTGTCATTCTTATGCTATAGAAACGACCCAGCGGTGAGCGTATGACAGTCCAGCAAAACATTGTCAATTATGCCCAAGCCATTCAAAATGGTTTGGCTGCTGCAGTGTCACCAGTTCCAGTGTACGCAAACTTCAACAGGAATTTTGCTGCAGAGCCAAGTTTTATCACATGGCAATTGCGCAACGTACATCAGCCAGTCTACACTGGCGTGAATCAGGCAAACAAAGGCATTGATACACCAATTTTTCAATGCTCGATATTTGCACAAAACATGAATGATTGCTTTGGTTTGTCCAATACGATCACTCAGGCTTTGCATGGGTATAATGGATTTTTGGGCGTGAAAGGCTCATTTGCTGGTGTGTATGTGTCGAAAATTGACATTTCTATGCTATACAACACATATGATGATCAAGTAAAATTGCACCAAATAATCTTGGATTGTCGGATGGACATCCCATGTTGATAAAACAAAACAAGTTGTTTAATTTTTCTCAAAGGATTTAATCATGGCATTACCAAATCAAGTCTTACCTGGCTTTAGTGCATCACTCTGGTGCCAAACAGGTGCAACACCCACACCACTCACATTGACTCAATTGTCCACATGGACTGCTGAAGTTGCAAACATTGTTGGCACTGCAGCCAATGGCACTGGCTCTGCTGGTGAGCAGCTCAATGTTGAGGCAATTCCAGCATTTGGCCAAGATGATGCATCAGCATCATTTGCAGTGGCTGGTGCACGTCAATCGGACATCATCCCCACACAATCCAAGCCTACATCATTGACCATCACTGCAGCGTGGAATCCAGCTGATGCTGGCCTTTTGTTGATCAGAGCTGATGCATATTCAGGCATCATTGATCGCACTTTTGTGATTGCTGCTACATCAGGCGCAAATACAGTGGCTTATGCTTTCACTGGTCGTGTTTCTGAATTCACAGTTGATGCTGCACCAAATGCCGAGGCAAAGTGCAAATTTACAGTGCATCCCAGGGGCAACCAATACGGCTGGTCCAACAACACTTAAACAAAACACGACAAAATGACAATAATACAAAATAGCAATGATCTTTTGGGATACCTAGTAAGCCAAGCCGAGTCTGGTAAAAAAGACTGGTTTGGCTTTTCTCAACAGAAAATCACAGGCATCAATTTGGCCTTTGACATTGCAAAAAACCATGCCAGCTCGATGACACCAGAGGAAGTGGTCGATTATGTGCTGCAGCTTAATTCTTTAATTTTCAAGAAAATCATTATCGGAAAATTGAATTAAATGGCCACAGACATCAAAATCGAATGGTCTGGATTCAAGGAATTCGAGGAATTGCTCGATCAGATCACTGATGATTTTGGTGAAAAAGATGCAAAAAACATTTTGAGAAATGCGTGTCGAGAGGCAATGCTACCAGTGCTGCATTCAGCTCAAAACTTTTTAAGAGTTCACGATAATATTGAGACTGGCCAATTGTTGGACTCTTTGCAAGTTGAGGCAAGGAAACCAACGGCTAGAGATAAGCGATCAAGATATTCAACAGATACACTGGTGATGATTGCTCGAGTCACAGTCGCACCAGGCAGAAAATTTGAGCCAGACGTTGAAGGTCAAAAAAGGCGTTTGAGCAAAACATACAAAAACAAAAAAACCAAATTAAGAGAACACATGGTCAGTGATGCCAGGGCATTTGCCATTGAATTTGGCACTGCCAGATGGTTGAAGGGCGAGGGAATGCCATTCATTCGGCCAGCATTGGAAAGCAATGCAATTCAAGTCACCAATTCATTGGCGATCGATTTGAAAGATGCACTTTTAAAATACAAATCAAAACACATGGGAATGGGAAAATAAAACATGACAAATCTTGCAAACGCATTTGGCTCCAAATTCATGGAGCAAAAAGACTCACTCAGAATCAGATCATTCAAATTTGGCGGTCACACATTCAAAGTAAAAGTGCCTTTGACAGTTGAAACTGAGGCGATGTTTGAACGAGCCAAAGTGGT